AGTCACAGCATAGACATAGACCTGATTTGTTGGCATATGATATATATGGAAATCCAAAGTTATGGTGGGTTTTCGTTCAACGAAACATGAGTGTATTGAAAGATCCAATCTATGATTTCGAAACCGGAACAGCCATATATATACCAAAGAAAAGTAAATTAACACAGTATCTAGGAGTATAGTATGACAGTAACTATTGGATTGGGGGAACCGGGTTCAACCGAAATACCAATGACACCAATATCGAACGGTGAAGTTGTATCGGTTCCATCAAATATATCAACTGGAATAGCAACTGCGATAACTCCAGATTTTCAATCATTGACCAGTCCAGGTGCAACGGTTTCGGATGGGACATCGTCGGATATTTCGACGTGGTATGATAGCGATTTGCCAAATGTCGTCGATAACGACCTTGAAGAATTTGCATCATGTACGACCTTATGGACGTTGGCTTGTTTAACACCAGAACAATATAACGACCCGTTATCGTATAGAAGTTTGGGCAGTACGTTATCCAATGTTATATTTTCATCTGCTGGTAGATACGATGCCGACCGAGTTAGAACCTCACGTGGTACACCAGAATACTTCATTAATAACTTTAATATAACAATGACGGTGGCTGCAAGTCAAACGGTTGGTAACTCCAATGCGATAAATTATCGGTTTGACGTGTATGAACCATATTCGATGGGACAATTCATTGAAAGTTTACAGAACGCAGCGATAAATGCTGGGTATATGACATACGGTGAGGCCGTTTTTGTTCTAAAACTGGAATTTCTTGGATATGATACTGATGGTACTATATTAAAGGTGACAAAACCTAAGTATTTCACTGTTGCGTTTTCTAACGTTAAATTTAAAGTCACTGAAGCAGGTAGTAATTATACGGTTACTGCTGTTCCAAAAAGTGACATGGCGTATAGTGATGTGTATAACTCTACATTACGAGATGTGAAAATTATAGCGGATTCGGAAGGTACGGTTGCCGAGATATTGAAAACAGGACCTAATAGTTTAGTTTCTTTTTTGAACAACTTAGAGCAAACCAACCTTAAAGATGGGATAATTGGGAAGCCAGATGTATATGATATTCAATTTCCTGAAAATATTGAGGATTTTACATCAATAGCAACTGCAACGATACCAGATTCAGCTATAGTGACACCTGGGGAAAGTGCACCAAATTCTATAGCTGGTACCAACGTAGAACTTGAAGATCCATTGATGAATGATATCGGTAGGTCTAAATTGGGATTTACTGCAAACAGCGGTGGTACGGTTCCAATGAAAAATCCAGACGAAGTATATAATGAACAAGGTATGCAAAAAGATGGTACCATGCAGGTAGACCCAAATAATAGGGCGTATCAATTCCCAGCAGGTATGCGTATTACGGATGTTATAACAAAAGTCGTATTAAGTTCAGAATATTGTAGCAATAATCAAAAACCTGAGAATATTAAGAATGGTATGATACGATACTTTATGGTTGATATCCAAATGGAAATAATACCCGGTAATATTGATCCGATTGTTGGTGATTTTGCTAAAAAGATTACCTTTAGGGTAAGACCCTATTATGTTCATCATTCGGTTGTATCGCCACCTGGGTCAGTACCTAGTGGATACGCAGAACTGAAACAGCAGATATGCAAAGCGTATAATTACATTTACACCGGAAAAAACACTAACGTGTTGAAGTTTGACATTGAACTTAATAATTTGTTTTATTCATCATCGAATTCATCACCATCGAATCAGGCTGGTAAAATTGCTGATCCAAATCAAAATTCAACCACGTCTGAGGAATTACCAACGAAGCAACAAGCAAACCCTGGTTCAACACCAGCGGCTGGTGTTTCGTTAAGACCAAGAATTCACAAAGATCCCAACCTTTTAACACAAGCAGGTGGTGGTTCTGGCACAACTTCGACTGAGATAGAAACCGCGTTACGATTACATAATGCAGTATTGGGCGTTGGTACAGCTGATATGATAACACTTAATCTTGAGATATTAGGTGACCCGTACTGGATGGTTGATAATGGGGTGTCTAATAGTTTTGTTCCTGTGTCAGAAGGTAGCTCACAAATGACCCAGGACGGGACAATGAACTACATTGATAGAGAAGTTCATATATTCGTCACATTCAAAACACCAGTCGATGTTAATATGGGAGGAGATGGTTTGTATGGTTTCATGGATACCGAAGCAAAATTAAAATCACAATTTAGTGGTATATACCAAGTTATTCGATGTGAATGCATCATAAATGATGGTATGTTTAAACAACGGTTAACGTGTGTGAGAAAGGCATGTCAACCATCGGACGTTCCAGATTTACCACAACCATCTGGATTAGCAGAAACCTTGAGTTCATTTTTGGGAAGTGTAGATCCATCTACCACGCCTAATCATGGATTATGGCAATATCAATCTAATAAATCAACGGATAACGCCTTAGCCAATGCAATTCCTGACCTATCAACTTGGTACAAATCTGAAGATTTGACAAAAGTTTCTAATATGGTAAATGCAGTTCCTGGGGTCAGCGATGTTGGAAATATTAACTCAGTAAAACAAACAGCAACCGATTACACTACGCAATAATTGAAGGATAGAACATGCCAGAACATAAAAGACAATCCGCTACTGCTACCAGTAAACAAAAGTTGGGTAATGGGATATACTCAGCTAGGATTGTTAACAATTTAGACCCAACGTACATGGGATGTCTTGAAGTTACCTTGATGAAACCACAAGGTAACCAAGTTGGTAATACCATGCAATCGTATATTGTAAAATACGCACCACCATTCTTTGGATATACTGCATCCGAACATACTGGTAATAATACCAGTGAAAAGACAGATGCACTTGGTGGATTCAACGATACACAGAAGAGTTACGGGATGTGGTTTGTCCCACCCGATGTTGGTGTTACTGTATTGGTTGTGTTTGTAGACGGCGACTCATCGCAAGGTTATTGGTTTGCTGCAGTTCCGTCCAGATTTGCTAACCACATGGTGCCTGCGATCGCTGGTTCATCTACAGTAGATGCGAGTAAAGCTGATAAGACGGCATTTGATACCAAGTCACCATTACCTGTTGCGGAAATCAATAAACGTCATAACTCGACCGATAAGGAAATTGATGCTAGTAAAATAAAGAAAGCATTACATCCAATGGCTGCTTGTTATTTGGAACAGGGGTTAGTTGAAGACGATATTCGCGGAGTGACTAATAGTTCTAGTAGACGAGAAGCACCTAGTATGGTATTTGGTATATCGACGCCAGGTCCAGCTGACAGACGTAAGGGATCCAAGATGGCTCCAGTCGGTACAAATCAAAGTCAAACTAAGTCAGCAATTCCAGTTAGTCGAATTGGTGGTACCCAATTTGTGATGGATGATGGGCAAGATAAGATGCAACGTAAAACTCACGCATCTGCTGGTAAGATGGAATATGAAGATATCACTGCGACCGGTAAGGGTTCTTTGAATATTCCATATAATGAATATTTTCGGGTGAGAACTCGTACCGGTCATCAATTATTGATGCATAATTCCGAGGATTTGATTTATATTGGCAATTCACGTGGTACGGCTTGGATTGAGCTTACAAGTAACGGTAAAATTGACATATATGCGAATGATTCCATTTCAATCCACACAGAAAATGATTTGAACATTCGGGCAGATAGAGATATTAACCTAGAAGCTGGTAGGAATTTTAATGTAAGTGCCGGTGCTGATACTGGGTTGGGTGGTATACACATGGAGAGTGCTGGTAATACAAGTATTGTCATAGGCTTAAATGGACAGATAACCACATCAAATAGTTTGCACATTGCCACCGGTTCGTCTAATTTGATTACCGCTGAGTTAAGTACACATATCAGAAGTGGTGGAAATATGGTAGCAACTGCGAATCAAATTCATATGAATGGTCCCGAAGCATCAACTGCAGCACCGGCAGAACCATTTAAGATACACGACATTCCAGTAACTAGTACCACAGTTGCATGGAAAGAAAAGAGATATCAAGCAGAAAAACCATTACAAAGTATCTTGCGGCGAATTCCAATGCATGAACCGTGGTCGTTGCATGAGAATTTAGATCCAACCGCTGTGGTACCTGATAAAACGGATATATCAAAAGAAGGAAAGAAACGTGGCGAATAAACTATATAACCAAAAAACGGTTGCAGTTAATAAGGCATCTGTTGGTGATAAGGAACAAGGAAACTTCACATTTAAAGGATTTGATTCGAATTCTAAATCAACTAATTATAAGTTGTATGACATTGATATAGTGAAACGTGATTTGTTGAACCATTTCTATATAAGACGTGGTGAGAAGTTGGAAAATCCAAAATTTGGTACTGTTATTTGGGACATGCTATTTGAACCATTCACTGAATCAACAAAGAGTATTATTGCGAAGGACGTGGAAACAATAGTTAACTACGACCCTAGACTACGAATAGATAAAGTAGTAGTTACTACCACAGCATTTGGTATTCGGATAGACTTGGAATTGACTTACATGCCATTTAACATCACGGAACGTATGACCATGAATTTTGATAAAAAAAATGCGGTGATTGCGTAACAGTAGTGATTAGTGGTCTATTTTCAGGTTGCGAATACAGCTAAATATGTGTATCGATAATTGGAACCACTATGACATCAACCACTAGACAAAACAATTTGATTTTAAACGAAGACTGGACCCGTATATACCAGACTTTCAAGAATGCGGATTTCAAATCATACGATTTTGAAAATCTTCGCAGAGTAATGATCACTTATATCCGTGAAAACTACCCAGAAGACTTCAATGATTATATTGAATCTTCTGAATATATGGCATTGATTGATGCTATAGCGTTTTTGGGACAAAGTTTGTCATTTAGAATAGATCTTGCAAGTAGAGAAAACTTCTTAGAGCTCGCTGAAAGAAAAGAAAGCGTGTTGAAGATTGCTAGAATGCTGAGTTATAATCCAAAACGGAACATTGCAGCGTCTGGATTGCTTAAATTCACATACGTGTCAACTACTGAACCATTACTAGATAGCAATGGTAAAAATCTAGCACAGCAGCATATTACATGGAACGACCCAACCAATTCTAATTGGTATGAGCAGTTTATCATGGTGTTAAATGCTGCAATGACGACTAATACTGAATTCGGAAAAAGTCAAGGGTCTGCAACCATAGATGGAATACCAACGCAGCAGTACAGGTTTAATTCGTTTAGTGGAGATGTTCCAATTTTCACCTACAATAAATCGGTTGCCGGTAGAAATATGGCATTTGAAGTGGTAAGTACTGCATTTAAAAACAGTGAATCCATTTACGAAGAAGCTCCATACCCAAGTAACCAACTTGGTTTTATATATAGAAATGATGGAAAGGGGCCGGGTAGTAATGGAAATGGTTTTTATGTTATGTTCAAACAAGGTAGTTTAGAATTAGCAGATCTTACCATTGATACACCAACACCAAATGAAAAAATAGCAGTAGAAAGTCCAAATATCAACAATGATGATGTTTGGATGTTTACGTTGGGTGCGAATAATGCACAATTAAACCAATGGGCTAAAGTATCTAATTTAGTTGGCAATAACATTGCATATAATAGTTTATCCCGTAATATACGTAATATATATTCGGTTGTAACTAAAGAAAACGATAAGATAGAATTAGTGTTTGCAGATGGTGTATATGGCAATGTTCCACAAGGTAAATTCAGAGTATATTACCGGGTAAGCAATGGATTATCATATTCAATATCACCAGCAGAAATGCGTGGTATTGCCATTAGTATCCCGTATGTTAACAAAAACGGTGCAAAACACACGATTACCGTTGGGTTAGGATTACAACAAACTATATCTAATGCAGCTACATCAGAAAGTGTTGCTAGTATTAGAACAAATGCACCTGCCGTGTATTATACCCAGAATAGAATGATAACTGGTGAGGACTATAACTTAGCTCCACTTGCAAGTTCACAGGATATTCTAAAAATAAAGGCGGTGAATAGAACATCTAGTGGAATTTCAAGGAATTTTGAGATAATTGATGTTAGTGGGAAATATAGTTCAATAAACGTGTTTGCGGATGATGGGTATATCTACAAGGATGATATAGAACATACACTATCATTCAAGTTCAATACAAAAAATGACATTATTAACGCAATTAGACGAATAGTAGAACCGGCGATAGCCGCGACTGATGTTTATAACTTCTATGTGACGAAGTATAACAAAAAACTATTCGATGGCTTAACTACATGGAATCAATGTACTGCAGATACAAACTTGACTACGGGTTACTTTTTAACTAATTCAGTAGTAAAGAAAGTAGGCCCTGCATACGCGACTAATAACTTGAGATATATTGCACATGGCGCAATGGTTAAATTCATACCTGTTACTGGTATGGCATTTAAAAATGGTAAAATGATAACTGCGAACGCAGCGGATCCAATGCAAACCAAGCGAATTTGGGCAAAAGTGATTAAAGTAGTTGGTGACGGCACTAATAATGGATTAGGTATTCTTTCTAGTGGAGCAGGTACCATATCATTCAATGATATTATTCCAAGTGGTGCAATTATCGATCAAGTTGTACCAAAATTGGTGACAGATCTACCGGCTGCACTAGAGTCAGAAATGGTTAATCAGGCATATCAGAATGTTAATTTTGGTTTAAGATACGATGTTGATACAACTGCGTGGCAATTAATTACGTCGGCAAATATCAATTTATCTGGTAATTTCAATTTGATTACTGCAGGCGATACCACGAATACTAATTCTGATGCATCGTGGATTGTTGCGTTCGTTAAAGAAGCCGAGCAATATACCGTTAGAATTAGAGCATTGGATTATGTATTCGGTAGTGTTTCTCAGAATAGGTTTTATTTTGATGCACATGAAAAGGCATACAACGATCAGTTGGGAGCCGTTATAAAAGATAGCATTAAGATACTTGGGATTAACACCGGGGCTGATAAGATAAACCTGTTAAATACCGATGTTACCTTTGAAATTTCTGATACTGTTAAATTCAACGATGGCTATATTAGTAATAGCGAAGTTAAGTTGGCATTTAGTGATGCCGATAGTGACGGAGTCATTGATAACCCAGAATCATTTGTATTGGTTGTTGGTGAAGATACTGGTCATCTAGTCGATTCAAAAGGTAACGACCAAGCGAATTTGTATGTTTTCTTTAAGGAAATAAAAGACGGGTTTGGTAATGTATATCACGAGATTGTAGATACTAGTACCACGAATATTATAGTCAGAGAATCTGAAGCTACGACTGACATAACGGAATTTGTAGATGGTCAGTTGATTTATTTCTATAACCAAACTGAAGACTACGTGAAATTGGTTAATAGAACGACAAATACCTTTAATTTGATTAGTGAATATACTGCAAATATTGGTAGAACTGGTCTTAAATTTCAGTATTTGCACAACGCCAGTCTC